TAATTCATTTACAAATATTTTAAAAACAAAAAACATGAATATTTCTTTTATAAATGGGTTTTTGGGCGCGTTTGGCGTTTGCCCGCCTTGCATAGATGAGGACAATGCCCCTAACTACCTTTGTGACCCTTGCGATTCAACTGTTTATTCAGGTGGTATCGCTGGCTGGTTTGCAAAAAAATGTAACTATGAATTTGCCGATATTACAGATTCAACTGAATGGGAAACTGCAATAGCTGATAAAAACGTTTTTGGCCGCGTTAACGGTTCACGTATTAGCGGTGGTTTGCCTGCACCTGAATTTACTACTAAGAAACGCGGTAGCTGCGGTCAGGAGGAGGTAGTAAAACAGTCGCGTGTTGTATCACTTACCGATGCAGAAAATGACCTTACATTTACCATTGATGCGCTTTACAATTTCTTATCTAACCCTGCTAAAGCTGCTGGTTATGAATTTGGTTTTGTAACTTGCGATGGTAGATTTTTAGGTTGGTATTCAAACGTAACTGTTAGACCTTTTTATCAGATTGCAGAAACTGACGAAGATGATGCTTACTGGACTGTTGAATTTAGATACAATGAACAGTTAGGTACATTTAGCCAATTGTCATTAGACTTCTTGTTAACACTACCTTATAACGTTTGTTGGGTAACTTCAATTGTTGTAACAGGCACAGGTAATGTTACTACTGTTGCTGATGGTAACACTTTACAAATGCTTGCTGCTATTCTGCCATTAAACGCTACTGATTCAACTGTCACATGGTCTGTTGTTAACGGCACAGGTACGGCAACTATTAGCGGTGGTGGTTTGCTTACTGCTACTGCACCGGGTTTAGTTACTGTTATCGCAACAGCTAATGATGCTTCGGGCGTAACTGGTTCACTTGTAATTACAATTACACCATAGTATTTATAAGGGCGGTTATATAATTTAGCCGCCCTATTTAAAATCAAATAGAATGAACATAGAACAGTTTTACGAATTTTTAAATACTGTAAATGCTACAATACTAAATCCGCCTGTACACCCATTCAAAGCGGATTGGAAGCGTATTTATGAAAGCATAAAGCCGCACTTCTACGGTGAAGTGCCGCCTGCGTTGGATAAGGCATTCCCAAATGAAGATGAACAGATATTAAACTATCGTAAAAATACGTATCAGCCTAAAACAGAATCGCCACTTGTTAAGGCAATAACCGAACTGCACAGGCTGTTAAGTTCTGCTAAACATTCTGTTAGGTTTGAAAATATGGACATGCAGCAATTTGCCGAAAATGAAAAATTTGGCGAAAATACTTTACAGTCTTTTGTATTTTCTGTTTTTATTCCTAATCGCGTTTTAGACCCTAACGCGGTTTTGCTTATCGAACCTAAAGGTGAAGGTATTGAAAGCGATAACGTGCGCGTTAATGTAGATATGAAAGTAATACAGTCTGACAGGATTGTTTTTAATGACCCTGAATATAGACTTCTAATATATAAAGGCATATCAAAAAATAAATATGCTACATTAGGTATTGAAAATCCGCTATACTATCACATTGTTACCGATATGTTTTATGCACAGGCCCGCGCCTATGGTGACAAAACAATGTTTGAAGTTATCTATGAACACAACAGCGGTATTATGCCGTGGGTAACTTTAGGCGGTCGCGTTGTTCCTAAATATGATTCTTATGGCAATACGTTTAAAATTTATAAGTCTGATTTTAGCCCTGCGATACCTTATCTTAACGATGCTGCTATTTTTGATAATCAGCATAAATCGGTTATGCTTGCGACATGCTTCCCTATTAAATTTGTTGAAGGGGTTGATTGTAATAGCTGTAATGGCGTTGGCCGCGTACCAGACCCAAATAACTACGATAATAGCATAACTTGTAAAACATGTAGCGGTCACGGTAAAACGTTAAGCATAACGCCATTGGCCGCGTATAACCTAAACCCTACTACATCAAAGTTTGGCGATAATGATAAACAGCAAGTAGAACCGATACGTTACTATTCGCCCGATGTTAGCACTATTCAAGAAACTAACAAGGTAGCAACTGAAGCATTAGGCAAAGCCGAACAAGTGTTAAATATTAACCGTTCGCTTAAAGCTGCACAATCGGGCGTGGCAAAAGAATTAGACCGCGAACCAGAGTATATAGAAGTAGGTAAAATATCAGATGATGTTTACGCTCGTTATAAAGATGTTTTGCGTATTATTCAGGCCATTGTATTTATGGATACTGAAAGTGCAATTATGGTTAACGCGCCAATCAGTTTTGACCTTAAAACCGAAACTGAACTAATGGCAGAATTTGCACTATCGCAAAAAGGCTTACCAACTGCTATACGTTATGAATCATATATAAGCTATGTTGACCGCCGTTATAATTCTGATGCAATAGCGCGTCAAATAGCAACCATTTGCGCAATGTATAATAGTGCATATCTTTATACGGTAGATGAACGCGTTAACTTGTTAGCATCTGGCCAAATAACTGAAAAGGATGCAATTAGCGCGCAGTTTGTTTTTGATGCTGTTACTGAATTGTATTATGATGAAGGCTTTGATATTATGAATAATGATTACACCGCTATTAAAGAAGCAATTGATGCAAAGTTAGCGCCGCGTTTTGATGCTGTTGCAAGTAATGTAATACCCGAAGTTAATATGGATGAATTTAATAATGCTGAATAATGGACTTCAATAAACCCGAACGAATTAACGACAAAGCATTAGAAATTTTACAAAAAAGGTTTGACAAAGTAGAACCGAGATTTGTAAAACAAGTAGTCGATTGGGTTAATAAGTTTAGAACAACATCGGGCAATTTAGTAAGGTCAAAGGAAAACTTAGCGCGTTTAAGTTCATTTAAAACTGCTGTTAATAGGTTCTTAGAAAAAGCTGGTTATAATGTAATGGTTTCTGGTTTCTTAGAAAACTTTGACGAAATAGGGGCCAATACACAACTTGCACAACAAGAATTAAACGGCATTGATATAACAAAAAGTTTTTTAAATCCATTTAAGCGCTATGCTGTTAATAATGTAGTTGCGGCGATGCAAGGTCAAGGCTTAAACGTAAACCTAATAAACCCGCTTAAAAATGAATTGCTAATTGCAGTAAATCAAGGCAGCAGTTTAACAGATGTTGTTACTTCGATTGCAGGTCAATTAACAACTACTGAAGCGCGGCAAGGCGTATTAAAAAGAATTAGTTTGCAGGCATCACGTGACGCGTTATTGCAATATGATGGTGTAGTTAATGAAGCGGTCCGCAAAAGTTATAAGATGGATGCTTTGCTTTACGTTGGTTCTATTGTTAAGGATAGCCGCGCACAATGTGAACGATGGGTTAATGAAACAAAAAACGGTAAATTAGGATTGATATTATTTGAAGATTTGCAAGATGAAATAAATTGGGCTGATAATAACGGTACAGGTATGATACCCGATACAACGCCCGAAAACTTTTGCCAGAATCGCGGCGGTTATAATTGTAGGCATATCGCTTACCCGGTAAGGTCACAAAATTATATTAAAAAATAACACATGAAAAACTTTCAAAAACTACTTAAAGACCGCGGTTATTATAGCGGTGCAATTGATGGCATAGTTGGCCCCTTAACACTTACAGGTGCAAAGCAATGGATTGATGCCGAAATGAACATTCGCGGATGGGTAAAACCTGTTAATGATTTAGTTTGGATTAGAACCGACCAATCATTTGATAACAAGTTTGCCGATTACGTTGTAAGGTTTAATAACCGCGTGGCCGATATGATTATGCCATGTAGCACAACGCCCGGCGATTTTTATATTTTTAATCCGCTTACGGTTGGTGGCATTACAGGTGCAGCGGTTGCAGCTGAACAGCAAGTTATAGGTTCGCATAAGTTTGTCACTTCGGGCACGTGGTCATCTTTGTGGTTAGGCGCGCCTTATTTTTACCAAGCGGGTGCAATTGAGATTTATCGCGATGGCAACAAAGACAGAAACTTAAATAAAGTAACCAAAACTAAAGGCTGGTACGGCATAAACTTTCACCGTGGCGGCATTGGCAGTTTTGTAGATAATTGGTCAGCTGGTTGTATGGTAGTGCCCGATGCGCGTTGGTTTGAAGCAATAAAAATATTTCAGCCTAATCAGTTAATTAACTTTACACTAATAGAATTATAGCATGTTAGTAATAAAAGCAAAGCATAAAACAAAAGGTACTGAATACCAATTTACGCCCGCGCAATGGTACACCGAACAGCAAACAGGTAATTATAACTACCTTGGCACTATTCACGTATCAGAACCAGCGCAACCAATTCAAAGAACAGTTACACCACCAAAACGCGGTTGCGGCTGCGCAAATAAACGTAGATAATATGGCAAGGTTTTATAAATTTGTTATTCAACTTGAATATAATGAAGAACCTTTAACACTTGAGGAACTTCAAAATGATTTTGATGAAGCTGTTAAAATTGAAGACTACAAAGCAGCGGCAAAAATCAAAAAACAAA